TGAGGTTGTCCACTACCATTTACATAGGCATCACTTCCTAATGTAAATCCGTCAGAATCAAATGCTGTTAAAGAATTAGATGTAGTTACTTCTGCATCAGTTGTATTACTATGAATGTTTTTTTGTACACCTCTAACAGAATCAAAAAGAAAATGGTCTACACCACCAGAATCTTTTGCTTTTAACCAAACCCAGTCAGGCTGGAATCCAATACCTGTAATAGCATTAGTAGATTCATTACCAGTATAAAGAACTGTATTAAAATATTCGTTAGCTTTATTTATTTGTGCCATTAGCTATACTCCTGTGCGTTAATTGATTTGAGGCATAATGCTCTATAACCTGTTGGAACATCATATTCAAATATTCCTATACCATCATCAGGGTTTTGTGCAGAAGCTACCGCAGTAGTTCCAAAGAATCCGTTACCGAAGTTACAACCCCATTGGTCTGTTCCTGTGCTATTATTATTAATAACAGTAGGTAAGTAAGTTCCGCTAATTCCAGTTGCCATTGGATTGGTTGATGTCGCTGGATTTCCTGAATTAAACCAAGTTCCATTTTCTCCAATATAAAATTTTCCATTATCCATATCTAATGCAAACATTAAAATATCATTAGTAGTTGATGAATTTCCATAAGCACCTTGGTCTGAACCATCTAAATAATAATTTCCACTAGAAGTAAGAACAGTATAAGATTCACTCCATGTGCTAGACCAACTTCCACTGTCAGCTTTTATTCCAATATAAGCATTATCAGGTGCATTTAATCTTTTAGCTTCCCAATAATATTTACCAGCACCCATTCCTAAAGTTGCTCTATATCTTCCACCTTGAAATACTGTATTACCATTTGAAGATGTAATTGTTCCTGTAAAATCTAAAGGATTCCATGTAGCAAAAACATTAGAAGGAGTATCTATTGTCTGCGTAGGTGTACCATTAACTGTAAAATTATTTCCTTCTCCTGAACTGTCTGTTCCCAAAGCACCGCTATTCTCTCCTTTTAAGAAGAAGCCATTCGTTCCGTAAGTAACACTTGGGGAAGTTTTGGCTATCCATATGCCTGTAGTAGAATCTATTTCGCCAAAAGTATCTGCATCATAAGCTGTGCCGTCTATGAAATGTATGTGTGTCATTAAGCCATTAAAATAATCACTAGCTGATTGTTGGCGACCTATTTGCATATTTACACCATTAGCAAAAGCAGTATCATAGTTTTGAGATGGATAGGTTGTGGCACTAAAAGAAGTTACTTGCTCTCCATTAACATAAAGTTTTGCTCTATTAGAAGCTGTAGCTTGAGTTGTATCTACTGCTAATACGATATGATACCAAGCTGATACATCTCTAAAAGCCTGACTAGTTCTTAAATTTAAATTAGTTGAACCATCATAATCGTACACTCTAAAATCATTACCATTACCATCATTTTGAATAAGCATTTGAGAATTATGAGAGCCACTAGCAGACTCAAATAAAATATTATAAACATTTAATTCAGAAATTTTAATCCAAGCACTGTAAGTAAATGTTTTTCTACTTGTTGGTGTTCCTTGTGTTCTATTTAAATATGATGATGCCATTAGTTAAATTGTATTCCATTGTTGATGCCTACAGTAACAGTTATGCTAAATGCTCTGTCGGCGGTTTGTAATTCTGCGTCAGTTGCTCTTAAGGTAAAGTTATAAACTGTTTCTCCACTGTCGCTACCACTTTCAGTTCCACTTATCACACCTGTAGAAGTATTTAAAGTAATTCCTGTTGGCAGCGCACCTGATTGTACTGAATAAGTAATCGCACTATCTGAAGTTGCTACTACAGTTGCAGAGAAAGCACCACCCTGTGCTACTGAACCAAGTGAGCCTGAAGCAGTTGTCCAAGTAGGAGCATCTGAAACAGTTAGTAAAGCTGTGCTAGAACGAACTGCACCACCATCAGGATTTTCTACTCTAATAAAATAAGTTCCGTCAGTTGGTAAAGTTACATTAATAGTTAATTGTGTTGCTGAATCTCTTGTGACTGTATTAGCTAAAATTACTGCACCAGTAGTAGAATGAATTTCTACAGTAGGTGTGATTACAAAGTTTGTTCCTGTGATAACAATGTTAGAAGCTGTGTTGTCTACTGTTTGAGGAGCAATAGAAGTAATAGTTGGTAGAGTTGCTTCTGTACCAGCTAAAACAACTGTGTCATTTGTTTGATTAAAAGTTCCAATAGTAATCCATGCGTCATTATCAGCATTACGAATTTTAAGTTGATTGTTAGCTACATCATACCACCATTGATAAGCATAAGTAGTAGTTGGCTCAGAAGAACCACTATTATTAGAAGCTACTGCTGATAAGCCATTATTTAAGTCCGTTCTAAATGAAGGGAATGTTTGGTTATTAATTATGTAATCGTGTTGAGCCATTAAAATCCTTTTGCAATCATGTCAAATGTTCTTGATATTGCTGTATCACTAGAATCATAAAAAGTCACTTGAAAATTACTTATAGTCTTATTAGTAACTACAAAATAATCTCCTGTTGCCATATTTTCTCCAGTGATGCCTACTGCGTAATTAGCCGTTTTAAATGGATTTGTAAAGGTAACTGTTTTAGTACCAGCACCACTCACAATATCATTCTCACTTTGTATTCTATCTTCCATGTCAATACTTACAGATAAAGCACTAATCACTGGTGTTGTTGCCTGATCTCTTGATATTAAATACAATCTAAACTTATAATATCTAGCTGTGTAATCCCCAATAACAAAGTTTCTAAATTCAGTATAGGTTATGTTATCATCAGATAAAGCTATTTCTAAATGTGCGTTGGAGTTAGATACTGAATCTCCGTCAAATGAACCAGTTGCATCATCAAAGAGTGTGAAACCTCTACCACTATCAAATAGATCAGTAGGGTCTTCTGCAAACTGAGTAATAGAAGCTGTTACCCTTGAAGTATGTACTGCACCAATATCAATAGGTGCTGAAAAGTCATAGATACCATCTGAAGCTAAAGAGGTAAGTTTTAAAGTATTGTTTTCTAAAGTGATGTTTGTTTTAGCACCAGTAAAATTAGGACTCTCTGTTTGAGTAGCCACACTATTAAAGTTTCCAATAGCAAGAACATTAGTAGAAACGATTGTTTCATTGATACTAAAGTTTCCAAGCTTATCTACTGCCTTAATTAAATAACTACCCACTCTTGCTGGTACAGAAATTGAAGTCGCTGGTCTTGATACTTTCTCAATTAAAGAAACTGAGTTTTGCCATTCAGCACCAGTAGTTAATGTTGAATATCTAATTTGATAATATGCAAGGTCAAGGTCTGTTACCGCTTCCCAGTTTAGATGTGCTTCTTGTCCTAGAATATTACATGAAAAATCTGTTACTGTACTTGGTGGAGCAACTGCACCCACAATCGTTCTGCTTACTGTTACATAAGTAGATGAAGCACCTAGAACATTAATAGCTTTAACTCTTACATCATAAGTATCTTGGTCAATCACATTAAGAACCCTTTGATTTAATCCAGTACCTTGTGCGTGTATTTGATAATCTGTTTCTGTGCTTTTCTTATATTCCACTTGATAATAATCTACAAAGCTATCAGGACTTGCACCTATTTGAATATCTAGTGCTACAATAACAGTACCATCATTGTATTGAATAAGCTGGTCAGATAAAGTTACAGAAGCGGGTGGTTGTACATTAAAGGGATTGGGTAAAGTAGTATCAGGTATGGTTGGTGCTTCTGATTTCTCAGTCCAAGTGTATATATTGTCTTGGTATTCTACTAAATCTAAATCAACTGTTAAATCTTCATTAATTGTTAAAGCATTAACTCTAAAAGGTTTTGCAGAAAAAGAAGCTGTGTCGTATGTGATATTAACAATATCTCCAACTGTTAAATCTAAAAATTCAGAAGTTACTTTTATTTGAATAGCTAAAGCATTTCTTGATCTTTTTAATGCGACTTCACAAAGTTCTTCTGCTTGATAAGGGTTAGTAATATTTTTAAAATCAAAATTTCCTATAAGTTCTGTTCCGTTATCTTCAGCTAATAATGTTGCATACTTATCAGCAGTAGGTAAAGCTGAATCATCTGCTGGTGGAAAACTAACTGTATCTTCTTGCCAATTCTTTTCAGGATTTACAAATGTACCTATAACTCTATTATATTTTTTATTCTTAGTTTCTCCAATAAGTTTAATACCACCTATAACATTATCAGAAGTAATTGTGTAAGTTGCTGTTCCTGTTCCTTCAATGTTTAAAATATAAGTTCCAGCATTGTATGAGAAGATTGCTCTCATGGGATTTAATAATGCTTTAACATTATCAATTAATTTTTGTGATGTATCTAGTACAGCATTAGTTTCAAATAAATTAATATCATTAGCACCTGAATATGGTTCTACTTGTGTTTCGCAAGTATCAGCAGAAGTTTTAAAAGAAGCAAAGTCTGATTCAAAAGCTGTGTCAGGTATTCCTTTTCCATATCTAGTATTTCTTAAATAATCTAATAAACATAAAGCTGAGTTAGAAGAAAATCCCGTTGTGTCTGTTCTTGGGTCGTATATCTTTCTGCCTTTAACTACTGCATGAACATTAGGTAGTGAACCAAATACATCTTGATTCCATTTAAACCTTAATGCAAGATATGCCACTCCTTTTAGTCTATGATTAGAAGTCCAGTTGGCAGATGTGCTTAAAATAGAAGAAGCAACTTGTGTATCAGTTCCTAAAAAACATTGTGCTTGAATATAAGATGTTCCGTCTTTATAAAAATTACTATCAGAAGAATCAACTTCTCTAACTGTACCATCAGTTAATGCACCATCAAAGGTTACAAGTTTATCATCAACATAAATACCTTCTATGCTTTCAATCTCTCCTTCACAAAGTACACCAGCAATAAAAAGATGATCGTTATTTGTTCCTGAAGTTTCAACGAATACTCTAGTAATACCTATTTTTCTTTCTCCGTAAATAACTGGTATCTGTGCATTGTTAGAAGCTTTGTTTAATAATACTCCTTGTGCAGTTTCTCCTTGTGGAATATCAAATTGTGGTGTTTCAGGTTTTGGTTGAAGCCAAGAAATAGCTTTAGTAGCAATAGCACCTAAAACAATTCCACCAATAATTTTAGCAGTTGCAGTTTTAAAAGCATAACTAGCAATCGCCTGTCCTATTACCGCACCCATTTATAAAACTCCCTTGTGTATCTTGTTGCTTGTCTATAAGGTTTATTGTCTTTAACTCTTAACCAATGTACTGGAGTTCCTTCTTCTAATCTTGAACTAAAAAAATCTTTTGTCCAACTCATTATATTTCTTAAATTCTTTTTAGCTATTGTTTCAATATGCCAAATATTATTTCCTGATTTCCAATCTTCTTTTTTAAGAATACCTGTTTTTTTAAATCTATTTTGTGCTTCATTAGATAAATAAGCCCAATTAGTAAAACCAATTAACTCTTCTCCCTCATAATGATGTTTGCATTGACCTAAATTAAAACTAGGGAACAGATGAAGTCTTAGTTCAGCGTCAGAAAAAGAATCATATTTTTTATACAATCTAAATAATTCTAATACTTCATTCATTATGATCTACCCCATTTAATATCTTGTACTGATTGTGAAGAAAAATCAAAACCAACATCATCTTCAAAATATAATTCTTGTGAAGAAGTATTTGTCTTTCTCCCTTTTAACTTTTCAAAATCTGCCCAATGACTAGCAACAGAAATACTAACATTAGATGAATCTGCGTTTTCTTCTAAGCTAAAAGATTCTATATTTCCTTTAAATAATAAAAAAGGGTCAGCAATAATAGATTGATTGTTATCTAAAAACCCTTTGTATATTTCTACTTCTTTGTCCATGTATTGATTGTTAAGTAGCAAGGCAATAATAGTTTGGTCTGCACCAGTAAAAGATATGGTAATAGAATCAACTGCAACATTAGATTCTTCAGATACTTCAGATGAACCTAAAAATAAAGATGAAGATGTATATGTATTAGAATCAAAAGTTATGTCTTTGTAATGATCGGTAAATCTTGAGCCTGAACCTACTCCTAAATAAATTAATGTTATTGGATTTAATTTGTTAGTAGCAAGTTCATTTTTAATTGCTGTCGTTAGACTTCTTGCCATTACAATACCTCAATTACATCTAGTTCGTATGCGTAAAGATTAGTTGTGCCAATATTATATTCTTGTGTATTAGATGTTAAGGAAACAGTAAAATCAACATTGTCATAAATTAAATCTGTATCATCTGTAACAGCACTTCTCAAAGGTGGTTCAAATGTTAATGTTCCTTCGCCTGATCCGTCTGCGTTTAAATCTTCAACAGCTACATAAACTTTAGTCTGTCCTGTGAATCTAAAGTAATCTCCAGCTTTCAATATTCCGTTAGTAGAAGTAGTCATACCATCTACAGTGCAAGTAGTTGCACCAGCAGATACAGAAGCATTGGTTGAGATAGTAGTAGAAGCCACACCCTGTGCATTTGATTCAGTTGGTGGAATAACAGTAAAGTTTTCTAGCTGTGATCTTTGTTTAATAATAAAAGCTTTAATAGGTGCAAACTCTGCTCTAGTCATAGGTGGATAGCTTAAAGTAATTGCAAACCTTTGTCCGTCAATCTGTCTAGCTTGTTTTCTTCCTGAAGTAGTTACAGAAACAATCGTGCTTTGTTCTGAATTAATACTTGCTGATCTAGCAACTGGAGATGTAGGTAATTGTCCACTCATATTATACTAAAGACCCTTTTCCTTGTTGATTTAAAGCTTGGTTAATTAAATTAGTAATAGTTGATCTTCTTTCTATTAGCAATCTATCAAAATCTCTTGTGTCATTAGCAACAATAGTAAAATTAACATTAGTTGTACCACCAGCATGATTAGGTACTATTTGTCCGTCAGTAGATGGTATGAATGTTTCTCTACCTCGTTCTCCTACAGTGATTGGCATACCAGCACTAACTGAGCCACCTTCTGCATATCCTTTAGCACCAGCAAATATTCTTAATCCTGTGCTTATTATGTCTCCCTTTGTTGAAGTGTTTTTTTCATTGTTTATTGCTCTCACAATACCTAATTGTTTAGCAAGTTCAGAAGTTTTTAATTTTTCAATAGCTAATTCTGCTAAAGCCAACAATCTTTTTTCTATAAGTTTTGCAATAACATTAATTAATATAGTTTGTGCTAATTTTCTAAATGATTCGTTTAACTTCTCCCCAAGAACAATAGATTTTGCAATTCCTTGTGATATTCCGCCAATCCCCATTTTAATAGTATCAGTTATAATACTTACTCCCGTAAGTTTTTTAGACATCTTTTCTATTGCTTCATTTACTTGATCTATTGGTTGAATGGTTTTAATTAAATTAGAATTAAGCTTTACAACTTCTTCTTTTGCATTAGCAACTGCATCAGGAATATTACTAATATTTTGATTTAATCCCTTACTACCAAATAAAAAATCATAAGCTTTTCTAAGTTCTCTACCAGCATTAGCCAATCCTCTTATAGCCGCCGCAAACCCTTTAACTGCGATTGTTAAAACCTTGCTTATTCCTCTTCCAATAGTTTCAAAATCACGAGCATTTTCTTCTATAAATTTGTTAAGTTCTTTAAATTCTTTTTTAAGATCATCAAAGAAACCAGCACCAGCTACATCTGTTTTGAAATTAAAAAGTTTATCTCCCAACATAGATAAAGTACCAGTAAATGTAGTAGCCAATTCTTCTGTAGCCTTTCCAAATCTTCCACCTTTACCAAATACTTTTTGAAAAGCTTTTACAGTTTCTTCTGCTGTTACAGTTGCACCTTGTTTAAAACCGAGCATATCTCTGACACCTTTTTCTCTAAAAATGTCTGCCGCACTTATACCACCAGCAAATGATCTTTGTATTTGTTCTCCAGCAGTTCTAAAATCTATTCCTGTTACTGCCGCAACATTTCCAGTTATTTCTAAAATTTCTGCTAAGTTGTTTGCATTACCAGCAACTACAGCTAAATTTCCTGAAGCCGCTTGAATTTGCTCTAATGAAAAGGGTACTCTTCCAGCAAACTTTGACATAACATCAAAAGCTTTTGCACCTTCTTCAGCTGAACCAAATAATTGTTTTAATCTAACTTGCAAACCTTCAACAGATTCTCCAGTTTTAACAAATGATCTTATTACTAATCCAGCACCCAAACCTACTAATGCACCTTTTAATGAGAAAGCTACTCTTTTAATAGAGTTAAGACCCCCCTTAACATTAGTTAATGCTCTTTTGGTATTATCTATTGCGTCTAGGCGGATTTGTACTCGTTCTTGTGCCATGTAACTTTTCCTTATCTGCCTTCACTTTAAAATAAGCTATCCAGTAGTTAAATTCTTCTTCTGTCATAGCCAACACCTCTACCATACTTTTGTGCAATCGTTCCCCAAGAGTAAGTATAGCAAACAACTCTTGATCGTATCTTACTTTTTTTCGGCTTCCTCGTAACTTACAGTATTCAGCATTTCTGTTGAAACTTTTGCAATCACTTCAGGATCAGCACTATTTAGTAAAACCTGTTTATCGTCTAGTTTAAATATTTTGTTTCCGTCTTTATCTCTAGCTTTAAGAACAATCACATCTACTAAAACTCCTATATCGTCATTCTTAGCACCTTTAAATAAATTTCTTTTTTCTGCCATAGTAAATGGCTTTGAATAAATCACTAGAGGTTGTCCTTCCTCGCCCCACTCGGCAACATTAATTGTTTTAACCCCTTGTGATTCAAAATGATCTTTAACTCTATCTATTACACTCATGTCTAGCCTTCCTTATATTATACTGTTGTTTCTGTTAATGCACCTGATCCAGTAAATGAAATTTCCATTTCAACCATTCCATCAAAAGATGAATTGATAGTTCTACCGACTACGATTGCCGAACCACTATAGTATGTGTCTCCAGCAGTATCGCCTTCAGGATATACATTTAAAGTTATTTCTGTTCCAGCATCAACTGTTCCTTGTGCTGTGTCAGTTTCGTCAAAAAATACAGAAGCAGTACCAGTAAATGCAGTTAGACCTACTTTGTAAGTTCTAGCTGAATCTCCCATGCTTGTATCTTCAATAGTTTCAGCAGTACTCTCTAATGAAAATGATCTTAGTTCTCCTAAGGTATCACTTCCAATTTTGATAGTACCTTCTGAGCCTGTGTGTGTTGCCATTGGTTATCTCCGTTGTTAGTTGTTAAGGTGTACCAGCAGTGTAAGTGTACATGACTCTTACTACCACTCGTATTCCACCGATAGGAAACAAAGTACCTTCGTCTGTAGAAACTTCCACGACTTGAGTTATCTTTGCGTACCCACCTCGTGTTCTATCAGATTCTAGTGCAGTTTCAATCGTTGAAATTAGTTGATTTCTTTTTGTGTCAATATTGGTATCACTACCCTTCACAAATCCTACAATAACAAAGTCTGCAACACCTTGCCTTGTAACAGTTGAAGAGGTCATAGTTTCGTCTGTTCTAAGTTCGTTTCCTGACTGAACAAATACTGCTGGATATTGTTGTTCAGATAATTCATCTACATCAAAAGGTTCTCTAGTTACTTTCTTTAAAGTAATAGGAGATGATACTGCACTTAATACAGTAATAATATTTTCAGCTATATTTTCTCTTATGCTCATATTAATTTAGATACCCTTTTAAACTCTTTAGCAAAGAAATTAATTAAAGTCTTGTTTTCTTTATCTCCAACAGCAAAAAAAGTTCTTTTCTTTTGATTGCCTACTGCTTTAATACTTTGTGCCTTACTAGCAAAAAATAAAATAGCTTGTTTAGAAGTAGATTTTTGTGTCATGTTAGATAACATATTGCCTGTAAAATTAAGATCAGGAAATCTTACTTGTCTTCCTTTTTCTCTTCTAAATGCTTTATACTCAGGTGTATATGGTTTAAAGTTTGTACCATCTGCATCTTTACCTCTTTGAGTTCTTTGCTTGATTAAACCTAATAAAAATTCAGCAGTTCTGCCTAAAGCTATTTGTATTTGTTTAGGGTTCTCTCTTATTTGTTGATCTAATTTTCTTCTTAATTTACGATCATCAATCTTAGGGGTAATCTTCATCTGATTAGTCTGAGTCTTTCGTAAGGCTCTTTCTCAGCGTTAGATATAATAGAATCATTATTATCATCATATTCAACACCATCTCTAAGTACCTCAGAAAATTCTGCATAATAAGCTTTTTGGTAATAGTCTAGCATTACTTGAAACCTATCTTTATTGTCATCGCTATTAAACTTAGTTAATTGTGGAGTAGCATAAAAGCCTATCACTCTGAATACAGAACATCTTTTCCATTGTGCATCTGTTAGCTTACTTCCGTCCATTTCAATAGTAGTTAATGTTGTAATATCTCTTTGAGTATTATTGACATAAATACCCCACCATTTGTTTCTTAAATCTCTTTCAATATCTTCTCTTGCCTGTGCGTGATAATTATTAGGGGAAGAAAAACTTGCCACACCAAACTCTAGTATGTCAGGTTGGTAAAATTGTAAATCTGTGTCATTAGAAAAATCTGCCATGTTTAAATCCTTATTAGTAGAAGGTGGGGATTTTACTCCCCACCATTATTAGCATTAATATTATAATGCTGAGTCTACAGTTACTTTAACTCCGTAATCGTTTTTAACGATACCTTGTCCAACTGTCATAGAAGCTACGATCTCAGTTCCTCTAATTGAAGCATCTCTTTGAGTTTCAATTTTAAGGTCAGATTTCATAGCTAAACCGATAGAAGCTGGGTGGAATACTGCACCAACTGAGTCATCATTAACATCAATAGCTAGGTTTGCGTTTTCATAAACATCAATACCAGCTACTCTGCCAATGAAGCCATCTCTCATAGCTTGGTTTCCTACATCAGAAATTGCATTTGCATTTGTGTTGTAGCCAGCGTTAGTTAAAACTTTCTTCAAGTTAAAACAAGCTTTAGGATTGAATACAGCGTAGTAAGGTGCTGGTATATTCAATGATCTTAAAGTTGCTTGTGCTTTGAATAAAAGTTCAGGAGTTAGTTCAGTTCCCGCCGCACCTACATCAGTAGAGAACGAAGTGAACAAAGCCGCTAAGTCTGAATCAACTTTTTTAGCTAAACCATCTCCAAATAGTTTTCCGATATCTGCACCAACATTTCTTGAAGCAGAATCTCTACCCAAGTCAGTAAGTGTAGTCATCACACCGATTTCACTTGCAGTAATATCAACTGCTGTTGGATCAATCGCTGTGTTTGCTAGGTCAGTTCCTTCTGCAACTGCCGCCGCCGCTATCGCACCATATACTGGTACTTGAACAGTTTTACCTTGTCCGTTGATTGCGTATGTAGTTACTAGCGGACGCATTACTGAAGTTTCTTGAAAAGTGAAGATAGCTTCTTGTATTACGTCTGTGTATAGTTCTGCTAGTGTAGAACTGGTTGTTTCGTCTGCCATTGTATTATTTCCTTATGGTTAGTTGTTAATTATTAAGTTTGCCTTCAACCCACCACTCTCTCTTTGTCTTTTGTGTTCTGCATAAATCTTACGATCTTCTGCTTTGTTCAAATCCAAATCAGCTATATTAAAAGGCTTAAGTGTATCGCCACCAATCCCACTCTTTGAACCACTGCCACTAGGGGTAGCATTCAAGTGATGCGGATTGTTATTTAGATACTCAGCAACTAAATCATTTACAGTCATTAGGTCGCCTTTTTCATTGTATCTTGGAGTTCCATTTTCAGAAACTACCTCAACACTACCTGAGTCATTTAACTTAACGGATTGTCTTAATAAAGATTTAACTTCATTAGGATTAATCGCTTTAAGTACTGAAGCAGTATTGACTAATGTTTCATCAATTCTAATCTTCTGTAACTCAGATTCCAAAGCAGATATTTTAGTATCTTTCTTTGATACTGTTTCTTTCAAAACTTTATCAAATTCGCCTCTTTGTAAAGCGAGTTCTTGCTCCTTCTGTTTCTTTTCTTCTAAAAGCTTTTTAGCTTCCTCTAAATCAAGTCCATCAAGCTTAGATGATACAGTCTTTTTATATCTGTCTAATCTTCTTTGAACTATTGCTTCTACTTGATCTTCAGTAAATGCTTTAGATTCAACTTTACTTTCAGTTTCCTTAGAAACTTCAGGTTTTGTTTCCACATTATTTTCAGTAGCTTGTGTTTGCTCTACCGAGTTATTGTTCTCGTCCATGTTTTACTCCTTAATTTTAATTACCGAGTTTGTCAATCTAATTTGTAGTTTCCTTCTGAATCTACCCAATCAGGATTGGTAGGTTGCCAGTGGTGTCGGCAATTATAACCACCTCTGACAATAAATGGATCGCCTTGTGCTTTACCCTTCCAAGTTTGGCTACTCCAAGTATCTCTTATTTGCTCTTCTGTAAAAACTTTATTTACATTTGCTCTACAAAAAGGTCTGCTATCTCTTATAATAGTTCCTGTGTATTTGTAAGATGTTAATCCTAGTTCGTCTGCTCTATACTTGGCAAATTGTCCATCAAAACCCATTAATGAATCTTGGACTAATTGTGTTGCGTATCTTCTAAAGTTATTACCCAATCTATCTCTACCATAGATAGTATTTAATCTTTCAGTAGCAGTCTTAACTTCTTCTGCTTTATCAGGATTATTAGTTATAAAATCTACTAACTCTTGTGCTTCCTCATCATTACTAGATTGATAGACTCCATTAATCTTACCTCTTAGATCAGCTATCATTTGTTCTGTAGGTTTTCCAGTGAGTGTAGAGTTATAAACTTCTTGTGCTAATTCATTTGCAAACTCATTACCTAAATCTTCAAAGGGTAAGTATGCACCTCGTTTTAATTGTTGAATAGTAGTCAAATCTAATTCAGTAATCTCTTTGAACTCTTTAGGAATAGGATATTCTTTAAAGGTAGCCAACAACCAACTAGCAGACTTATCATACTCAGCTATATTAGTTTGTACTGTTGTTAAATAAGTTTGTTCAATAAGTTGTTTAAGTTTAGGTCTAAGTTGTAAAGCTAAAGTAGTTCTTAATTTTAAACTACCTCTCTTAGGGTCAATCTTACTTGCTTCTGCAATAACTAAGTTCTCTAACTCTTGTAAAGACTTTTGTAATCGTTCCACTTGAGTATCAGATAAGTCAGTAACTCTGACCTGTCTATAATCTCCTAACTTTTCCAGTAGGTCTTTAGCCATATTAAACTGTTGGAGTTTCTATCGGTGTCTGAGGGAACTCTCCAAGCCTTGTATTTGATTGATCTATTTCTTCGTCAATTTGAGATAAAGTATCATCATCTTCAATTACAGTTCTAGCTATTTGTTTATCTAATTCTTTTGTGAAAGTATCAGACTTAATCATACTTGCTTTAGCTTGTTGTAATACTTCTAAATCAGTTGCCCAATCTCTAAGATCAAAAGACTCAGGGTACATAATTTTGCCATCAAAGACTTTATCTTGCCACAATGCGTACAATCTCCAAATTTGTTCTTCAGCTAATTGCATAAGGTTTGCTTTCTCAGCTAGTTTTGCATTAAGTAATTGGAACTCAGTTCTTAGTGCTACACCTGATACAACTCTCTCGCCTGTATTTCTAACAGCACCTACATGAGATAGTCTATTAATTGCTTCAACCTTTTCCTTAATCGTTTTAATAACACCATCTAAGTTCTGTCCTGATGGTTGTAGTAGGTAAGGTTTTAAAGCTGGGTCAAGATTGTCAGTCATTTCAATAATCGCACCAGCACCAGCAGAAGCATCAACATCTCTAGTCTTAACTAATGATGGGTGGTTTGCTAATCTAATTAATTGTTCTATCTCAGAGAACTCATTATAGATTGCTCTTTGTAAGTCAGCTATATCCGTTAGATCAGATATTCCTATTGCTCTCATAGGACTTCTTTGATTGTATAAAACTACTGCTGGAATAACCCCTAGATTATTAGGAATAGACTCCACTAACTTAGGATCGTTAGTACCTTTAGTTTTCATCACAACAGTATCAATTCTGTCTGTGTACCAAATTCTATAAGTAGTTTCTTCAGTACCAATATTCTCTCTAACTTTTAAATAGTCTAAGTAATATTTGCCTGAACTTGCTCTTGTATAATTCCAGTCAATAACATTCTCAGGAGTAACAATATTAATATAAGGTCTGATCTCTTGGTTTAATTCTTCTGCTCTTGTTTTAGCATTAGAGTTTGGCTTATCTAAAATAGCCCAACAGTTTCCATATACTGAAGCATAAGTTTGTAGTTCTCTAAGCAAAGCTTCGTATGATCTACCCTCTAAGTCAGCATCATCTAAGAACATAGGAACAGTCTTATCGTCCTCTAAGCTACCTAGTTCTCTGACTGGTTTAATTCTAAATAGGAATGAAGAATAAATATTAACAATGTTTCTACAGTGGTTATCTACTGGAGTGTTTTGTATTCTTCTGTAGTATTCGTTCTCAAGTTCTAATTGATATTCTTGTAAGTATTTTCCGTCTTTGTATTCCTGTCCACCTAAGAATGATCTTATGTAGTATTCCCATCTTGGAGAATAGTTGGAGTAGTCTTTATTTTGTTCTAAAATTTGATCTCTTGAATATGCCATTAGCTAAATCTTTTCGGTTGTGAAGGCGGTAGATTACTTGAGATAGGGAAGATGTATTCTATTGCGTATCCTAGTGCATCAGTCATATGGTCATGCCCACTTTTCTCAGGTTGATTCGTACCTTCTTTATACATTTGTTTCGTTAAACTATTAATAAGGTTTTTGCAAGAAGGATCAATTAATATATTTCTATTACCATCAAAATTCTTCAATCTTGAATTAACACTATTGATTCTATCTCTTACTAGAGCATGAGTATTTTTACACTTAACATTTAAACCAGCATTGGTCAATATAGTTAAATCAGTCCTACCACCAGCAGAAGTCTTGCGTTGTCTTGAAGCTGGGTCAGGATATACAATGATCTTATTCTTAGGATATCTGCTTAATAGTTCGTCAATAAACTCATCTGTATTACTAGAATAAATAACTATTTCATCAAAGAACTCAGCTACATTATTCTTTAAATGAAATAAACAAGCTGACATGGGATCAATGTTAAAGTCTAAACCAACATGAATAACTGCTTGTGGATCATACTTACATGGTTTAACATTCTGTTCCCTATCAAAGTTGTAGTAAATAACACCAGCATAGGTTTCAAAAGAAGCTAAGTATTCTTGCTTAAATGATCTCTCATCTAGGTCTTTCTTAGCCTGTTCAATCTCATGTGGTTCTACCTGTCCACCTTCTACAGTTGTGTATTTCCATGACTGCCACTCAGGATCATCTGACTTACCCTTCTGATACATTTCATATGACCAATTGCCTACCCCTTTAGGAGTACCCACAAATAAGACTGATCCGTTTGCGTGTTTGTCAGAGATAGTAGGTCTAAGAACTTCACTCCAAGCTTCTTCAGGTACATCAGAGAACTCATCAATAACTAAGAAATTAAGTCCAACACCTCGTAAATTATCTGCTGATTTATCTGCACCCTTTAAACTGATCTGACAATTATTCTTTAGTACAACTGTTAGTTCTGTTTCGTTAATGTACTTATGCCATCTTAATTGCTTAACCACCTTCTTCAAGTTCTTCCACATAATCTCTTTAGACATTCTGTAAGTAGGACTCACATAAAAGATTTTACCATTAGGATTATCTCTACCTTTTCTTAGTAGTTCCATCATACAAAGATGAGTCTTACCAAACCTTCTGCCTGTAATTAGAACTCTAAATCTTTTGTTAGATGCTATGACTTCTCGTTGTGGTTCAGATAAAGGCATTATTGATTGAAGTAAAAACTATGCTTTTTGTATTTGCTTAATTGTTTTACTACTGGTTTAAACTTATCTGACTTATGACTCAATATGACCATAATGTGTTTGCAAGAGTAGCTAAATATGTCTTTAATAACAACCCCTAAATATTCTATAGGTAAATGCTCAAGAAGATTATTAACGACAACCAAATCAATATTATTTTTAGTGTTACTTGTGAAGATTTGATCTTCAATAGCTTCTTGGCTTTTATTAAAACTCTGTCCATAAAACATAATGCTCTCAGCTTGATAAAAGAAAGCTTTGTGAATGATGATTTGTTTAGCTTGATGGTCATAGGCTTTTAGCTGTTCTAGGTTGATGATTAAATGATGCTTTTTCACTCTTAGTTACCTCTATACAATCTAGCCAACTTTTAATGA